AAATTATCCGGTTATAAGGTATCCGCAAGATTACTTAATGCGATGTATTTCAATGTTCCTCAATCCAGACAACGATTGATATTTATTGGAGTAAGGGATGATTTAGGAATTGAACCAAGTCATCCGGGTGGAGAAAATAAACCAATACCACCATTATTGGCACTTAAAAATGTAAGGGAATTAGACCGTCGTTATTTATCTGATTGGCTCAGGCAAACAACAAAATATATTGATGCTGGAAATTATAACCATCAATCGGTATTAAATGCTTTTATGAAGGTGAAAGGAAAATCATCTGGTAGTCAAAATACAAAAATGCTTTCATGGAATAGATGTTCATGCACATTGATGAAATCAGAAATAGCGGAAACCGGAATTATCCATCCAGATGGTGAAAGATATTTAGATATATCAGAAATGATGCGGATAAATAGTTTTCCAGATGAATTTATATTAATGGGTATTAGAAAAGAAAAGGTTGCCAGAATTGGAAATAGTGTTCCCCCTCTTTTTATGCGTTCAATCGCCAATCATATCAAGAATGAAATATTAAATAGGGTTAACGCAACTGGCGGAGTGCCGGAGTTGGTAGAAAATGTTTGACATTTTAGACGGTGGTCATGGCTAAAAGACGCTTTACTATAAAGCGGATGGTTGAAGAACTTGCCCGAACAAAGGGCATGGTTTATATCACCGCAGAAAATCTTGGTTGTGTTCCGCAGACTGTCTACAATTATGTAAATGATTATCCTGCCGTTGCTGCCGCTAAAGAATTGGCAGAGGGCAAGGTTATAGATTTAGCTGAATTGGGATTGTATAAAGCGATTCTCAATAACGAACCGTGGGCATTGCAATTTATATTAAAAACAAAGGGCAAGAAACGCGGATATGTAGAGCGGACTGAGTTGACTGGCGCTGATGGGGCTGAACTTATAAAGACCATCGGTTTTGATACAAACAAAGTATAAATGTATGTCATTAAATCAGACCTTTCTAATTCAGAATATACACCCAGGGGCGCGGATAGTGAGATTATCTATTCGCACGATCCGGAGGTTATCATTGTTGGCCCAAGCGAAACCGGCAAAACGCTTGCCGCCTGTTGGAAGTTGCATACTATGATGACTAAATACGCGGGCGCACAAGCGGCTATAGTCCGCAAGACCTATAAATCGATGCCGGGATCGGTATTACAGACGTTCGGAAAAGTCATCCAAGATGCACCCATAGAAATATATGGCGGGGAAAGGCCAGAAAAGTATTTATATCCCAATGGCTCAATCATCTGGGTAGGTGGCATGGATAATCCCGATAAGGTTTTATCATCTGAGCGCGATGTAATTTATGTTAATCAGGTGGAAGAGTTATTAGAAGCAGAATGGGAAACGCTGACAACCCGTGTTACCGGACGTGCTGGCAATATGCCGTACTCGCAACTATTCGGGGATTGCAATCCCGCTGGATCACAGCACTGGATCAGACGGCGCACGAAAGAAGGCAAATTAAAACTTCTTTATTCGCGGCATCAGGATAACCCGACATTATATACAGACGACGGTGTATTAACGGTACGGGGTGAACGTACTATGCAGACACTGCAGGCATTGAGCGGCGTTAGATATAAACGGTTATTCTTGGGCGAATGGGCAACCGCCGAAGGTGCGGTTTATGACATGTTCAATCATAACGATCATGTCAAAGTCCGCAACCCACGCGAATTTAAATCTTTCGGCATGGCGATTGACGAAGGTTATACCAATCCGGCGGTCATCCTATTTATTGGCACTGATACAGATGGACGTTTGCATGTATTCAGGGAATGGTATAAGCGCGGACAATTGCAATCGGCCGTAATTACTCAGGTGCGCCGCTGGTATGTGCGCAAGTGGGTTAATAAAATAGTGGTGGACGAAGCCGCCGCCGGATTAATAGCCGACCTCAGAAATAATAATTTGCCAGCCATTGGTCAGAAGGGGCGTGTGCTGGATGGTATCGCGCGCGTGCAGAACCTGTTGAAAATACAAGGGGATGGATTACCGCGTCTGACCGTTGACCCGTCCTGCATAAATACTATTAATGAATTTGAATCGTATGTCTGGAAACCTGAAAAAGACGAACCAATCAAAGAGAATGACCATGCTATGGATGGTGTCAGATATTACACGTTCAGGATGAATCTTCCAACCGGCGTTGATTTAGTGGGATGGTGAAATTATGAGCATAATTGATAATCTATTAAAGCGGATGGGGTATGAGAAGTACATGGGCAATATGCGCGTGCCTGCTATCTACGGGCGAACGGCGGAGGCGAGTCAGTTTAATATCCCATCCGGTAAGTTATCCCAAACGCAGGCCGAACTCTATCAACGCATATCATGGGTGAACATTGCCGTATCGAATGTGGCCAAGCTGGCATCCACTGTTAAATTCGAAGTGAAATCTGTTGAGGGCGAAAAACTGACACAGATTGAAAATCATCCATTCGAGCAGTTGTTACGCAAGCCAAACCCGCTCCAATCGCGTTTTGAATTTTTGGAGACGACTTATGCATTCAGGAAACTGACCGGCAATGCTTACTGGTGGCTGAATAAGACCAGTGAAAAGGTAGCACCTGCCGAGATGTGGACTATATCCCCGCATAGAATAAAACCAGTCCCGGATAAGAATCTGTTTATCAAAGGCTATTTATATGACCCGGGCGATGGGACTGAAATGCCACTTGAGCCGTGGGAGATTTTACACTTCAAGGAATTCCACCCCAACAATCCATTTGTCGGGTTGTCTCCTATTGAATCAATAGCAGGGCAAGCGGTGGGAGATATGAAAGCTGTCGAACACAATGCTAAGTTTTTTGATAGTGGTGGACGCCTGCCTGGTATCCTGGCATTTGCCGATTCGATAGAAGACGGTGAATGGGAAAAATTAAGAAAGGAGGCAAAGGAAAAGTCTAATACACGCGATCTGATGTTCCTAAGAAATACAGGAGCAGGTGCTGTTAATTATGTCTCGACTGGTATCACACAGAAGGATATGGAATTTTTAGCAGGGCGCGCGTTTACGAAAGAGGAGATTTTTGCACTATTTGCGCCCGGACTGGCCTCTATTTTGGCCATCAATGCGACCGAGGCCAATGCCAAAACCGGGGAGAATACACTAATCTCGAAAGCTGTGTACCCAATGCAGGTATCAATGGCTGAAAAGATAACCTCTGAAATCCTGCCTTTATATGGGGATAATCTGGTAGGAGAATTTGAGGATACAAGGCAACAAGACCGTGAGTTGCAATTACGTGAGGAAGAGGTATTCTCAAAAACCCACACGGTCAACGAAATTCGCATGAAATATTACGGGGATGATCCGATAGCAGATGAACGTGGAAATCTTCTACTGGTTGAATTGAAACCAGCGGCAGTTGAAATACAGGAACCACTTAATGAAGAGCCGATTGATGATAACTTCCAGAAGGACATGAAAGCCTACAAGCGCAAGGCGGTTAATTGTCTTAATAAGAAACAGCCACTCGACTTCACTTTTGAGAGTGAGACGATAGACAAAATTCAGTTAGGGCGCATCAAGAATAAATTAATTGCTTGCAAGAGTAAAGAGGATATCGCCGCCATATTTGAGAGCGAGAAGAACCAGCACGTACCCAGCGGAATGGATGATTTGATAGCCGAACTGAAAAATGTATCCAAGAAATTGACAACCGTATGAATGAACTTGTAGCAACCAAAGCAAATGAATTGATTATCTCTATTCTGGATGGGATAGATAATGACCTGCTACCGGATGAACTAAAGACACGTGATAAAAGCGAACCCGGACGCGTGCGTAAAATGCTGTATGAGAAAAAACTGGCACGGATTATCTATAAACGCTTCAAGAAACAAAAAGATAAAATCACATTTTGGCTATCCATGCGCTATCCCGAACGCAGCAAGGTTATAACTAAAACGCCACCGCCCCCATTACCGGATGATTTATTTGAGGATGATGAATCAGAAGCGGAGATCCAAAAGTTGTTCACTACTGCATATCTGCATGGAATAAATTTATTTGAGGACACTACATTTTTTGGACTTGATTATTCCATATTCAATGAAAAGGCGCTTGTTTGGGCGCATAAGAATACACTGAATTTAGTCAAGGATATTGATGAAACGACACGCAAAACAATTCGCGCAGCTATTGGCAGTTTTGTAGAAACGCCAGGTATGACAATCGGAGATGTAGTAGGTCAACTGCCGATGGATTATAGCCGTGGGTTTACGGTGGCAGTAACAGAAATCACGCGCACTTATGGTCAAGCCAATCTTGAAGCTGGGCTGGAACTGAAAAAAGAATTTCCAGATATAAGAATAGTGAAACAATGGTTCACGGATAATGATGATAGGGTATGTCCTGAATGCGGCCCGTTACACGGGGTAGAAGTTGAGGTTGGCGAAGACTTCCCGGGCGGATATGACGCGCCACCCGTACACCCAAATTGCCGATGCGCGATATTTACAAGGACGCGGATATGAGCGATCCCCTTGAAATAAAAATCGAAGGCGCGGATAAAATCATGGCCGGATTGACCAAATTTCCAGACGAGATTCAAAAGAATTTCAAACAGGCCGGACAAGAAGCCGCTGAAGAAATTTATACATCTAAAGGATTAGCCAGTTATCCCGCAAAGACAGCAGCCAATGCACCCCCCACGCCTTATTATATTCGCGGAACTGGCACACAATATAAAAGTCGCAATGCTGGCAATTCAGAAGATTATAAAAACCAGTTCTATGCGAAATCAGTTACAGGTGGAACTTTGATAGGTAACCGCGCCTCCTATGCCAAATACCTTGCGGATGAAAAACTACAGGCACGCGTGATGGAACGAATCGGCTGGCGCAAATTGATTGAAGTTGCTAAAGAGAAATTAGATATTATCACCGGAATATTTAACCGCTGGGCTGAATATACGATTAAGAAGTTGGGGTTGTGATAAACTCGGAATTGCGTTCCTTTTTATCACTCCTATATAGCCTATGCAAACAGTTTATTTCATGGTATGAGCGAGAGATAAAAAAAGCGGTATAATTTAATTATGAATAGCGTAGAAATGTTACACCCAAAAATATTTGCGGAATTATTAATACCCGAATATAAAAAGGCGGTCGTTAACAGTATGTGGATTAGTGTAAAAGATAGATTGCCGGAAGACGGGCAGAATTGCATTTTGTATCATCCCGACTATCCGCTAAAATTTTTTAGTGGCATATATGATCCTAATATGAAAACGTGGTATTACGCGGATGAAGGATATAACTTTGCTGCCGAACCAGCAAGTGGAAATGAACACGGCATTACCCACTGGATGCCAATGCCGGAACCGCCAAAGGAATAATGGGAAACAACAACTTTGGAATTCCTGAAATTATTGGTCATATATTAGGATTCTTAACATTGGTTATCGTTCTTATTATTGAATGGGCTTTTTTAGATTCTATATGCAGATTAATTTTTATAAGGTATCCATGTCTATAAAAAAAATTATTGACGGTCGAGAGTTTGAATATTTTGACAATATTGAATTTTATAAAGGGCTTCCCATTAGGGAGGTTAATTTTACAATGAGTAAAACTGATGTAATTGCCGAGGTCATAACTGAAAAACCAATGGAATTCGGGGTTATAGAAATAAAACATGTCCTTACATTAGAGGAATATAATAATTCCGGCATTAAATTTCCTATTGGAGATAAAAAATAAATGTGTGAAATTTTTAGCCCCGATATTTTTATTAAGATGGGATTTGATTATATAGAAAGAACTGGCAAGTTACCTAAAAAAGCGATATTAGCAAAACATCACATTGAGGAACTTGAAATGTTTGTTAATGAAAAAACATCCAGATTTAAGAATAAAGTATCTCCCTTAGAAATTATTTCTTTTATTGGTATTCCGATAGAAATTGGAAATGATTTTACAATCGCACACATGGAATAAAAAAAGTGTTATAATGTAATCACATCGCGTCACGTTTTTGGACGGGGCGCAACTAATCAAGTGGGACTAATGCCACACTTTCGGAGAAATCCGGCGGTGTGGCTTTTTGTTTAACGAGGTGAACATGCCATATATGATAGAAAAATCAGAAGATAAGGGATTCTGTGTCTATAAGAAAGACACGGACGATAAACCAGTAGGGGATACGCTGGGCTGCCATGATACGAAAGATGAAGCTGAAAAACAGATCGCCGCGTTGTATGCCAATGAAGATGTCAAGTCGGTAAAAGCATTAGGCGATTGCGAACTTGAAATATTGGGCGTTCCTTATGGCAATCTAACCCACAAGGATTCAGATGATGAATTTTTTACGTCCAACACGAGGCTATGGCAGGAGAAATTTCCTACCCCATTAATTGTTTATCAGCACGGATACCAGAAGGATGAAGTAACTGGCAAACCGCAGCCCATCAAAGACCCGCCAGTCGTTGGCGAAGTTAAAAGTTACAGGACTGATGACAAAGGCGTATGGTGGCGAGTTGTTCTGGATAAGACCAGTGAATATTTTAGTCAGTTATGGGAATCCGCCAAGTCTGGATTATTAAGAGCATCCAGCCAGGCAATTACTTCACTGGTGCGCACTAAACCGGACGGAGAAATTACTAATTGGCCAGTAGTTGAGATTAGTTTACTTGATCGGCTGATGCCCGCGAATAAAGACGCCGTGGCACTACCGGTTATGAAATTACGTTATGAACAGGCTGGCAAGGAATGGCCTGTTGAAATCGAAAATGCGAATGAAGACCCAATAGTTGACGAGGCCGGTGAGGATAAGTCAAAGGGCGGAATAAGCATTACACAAGAAAAGGAAAAAATAAAAATGGAACCAAAAGAAGTTACTGATATTGTTCAAAGTGCCCTTAAAGCACATGATGAACAGTTGGCTGATGAAGCCAAAAAGAAAGCTGATGCCGAAGCTGCGATTAAAGCTGCTTCTGATAAGGCTATTGAAGTTGCCAAAGCCGAATGGGAAAAAGAAGCCGCGAAATCTCGCAGGTTGCCAGTCAGTGCGCCGGAAGTTATGAAATTTAACAAGATCGGCAAGTACGATCACATCCCGCCCGAAGATTTGGCACTGGGCATTGCGGTCCTGAAATCACAGGGTAAACATGTGGCAAATGAAGCCCTGCAATCTTGCGCCGTGCGTTTTACGGATGCCGATAAACCCAAAAATTTCGAAGAAGCTAAAACTATCAACGATATTAAAATGGCGATGGGCGAAGCTGGTATTGCCATGAAGACTGATGAGATCATGCAACAGGATCTCGGCTCATATGGCGATGACTGGGTGGCTGCCGGATACTCTCCCGCGTTATGGGAAAAAATCCGCGCTGAAACACCGGTACTGAGCATGATCCCCCAGGAAGAAATTCCACGAGGTTATGAGAGCATGAGATACCTGCTCGAATCAACCGATCCCGTCTTCTACAAGGTGGCAGAAGTAACCGATGAGGATACAACCTATAAAATCCCCATCCCGACTGTAACAAGCTCGAAAGTTGGCACAACCAGCCAGAGTTTGACACTGGCAAAAATGGGTGCGCGCGTCAGTTATACGGGCGAACTGAATGAGGATTCCCTCATTCCGATTGCCTCGCAAATCCCCGCGCAAATTGTCGCGGCTGGAAAAGAATACTTGGAACATGTGATTGTTGACGGCGATACCACAGACGGAAGCACAACCAACATTAATGACGTTGGCGGCGATCCTGCTGGAACTGAAGCTTTCCTGCTCATTGACGGCTTGCGCCACTTGGCACTATATACCAATAGCGCTAATCGACGCGCTGGCGGAGCATTGTCTGATGAAGACTTCCTCGAAACAGCCAAAATGTTAGGGGTGGCTGGCATCAATGCGGATATTACTAAATGCGCTTTTGTCATTGACAAAAATGTGTACTGGAAGGCGCTGGCATTGGCTCAATTAAAGACCAAAGATGTCTCGTCTGCCGCAACCATCGAAGGCGGCGTATTCAACCGCATCTATGGCTTCCCGGTGATCGTGTCAAACCAGATGTGCTTTATGTCAGCAGCCAGATTGTCTAATTCAAGTGGCTGGGTCAACCAGGATACTACAACTGATAACTTGTACGGCTCAATTCTGGCCGTGCGCTGGGATCAGTGGAAGTTCGGTTGGAAGCGGCGCATGACCCTCGAAACAACCCGTGTTCCGCGCGCTGACTATACCGAAATCGTTGCTCTGATGCGCTTTGGTCTGGTCTATCGAGACACCGAAGCTGCTGCGCTGTCCTATGGAATCACGGTCTAAGAGGTGATGATATGTATAACCTTAAAAAAGGCGTGGCAAAGTTGACAGACCTGAGAGATGGTATGTCAGCAGTCGGTTTGGGCGTGGGTAATGTTTACTACGTCATCAAAACAACGGAAGCGTTTTATCCAACATTCGTTGAAGACCACGAAGTGCAATATCGGGATGGAAGTTCATCCATCCACAATACGATACAGTCGGGATTGGATGCCTGTGTGGCAAACAGAAATGATTATGTGATAATCAATCCAAGTCAGACGGATTATGATATTACGGCCGCTCTTACCTTGTCTAAAAAGGCAGTTCATTTGATTTGCCCTGCTGGATTAGGTAATAGAGTTGGCTCAACCGCTGCTTGCCGAATCCACTGCCATTCATTCGATGGGGCTGTTTTAGAAATAAGCGATTCGAGCATTGAGGTTGCAGGTCTATATTTAAAAAGTTATGCAAAACAAACAATCCTGAAACTAAAAACCAATGCGTATGCCCCGAACATTCACAACAACAACTTTATATTTGCCCCTGCAAGCACAGACTCACTACCTGTTATTACTAATGTTTGTGCTGGCGACACACTGTATGATGGGGGTTCATGGGGTTCAATAGAAAGCAACTGGTTCGTTAATAGTGCAGGTGCCGCCACTATCCCCATTCTGATTAATATTCATGGGAATGCAAAAGACTGCCGATTTAAATACAATGAATTCACTATTAGTGATACCACCACTGTAACCGTCGGTATTTACAATAACGGTATTGCAGGTACGGCAGATTTCAATACATTCCGCTCTGGAGTGGGGTGTGATTGGACTCACTGTATTTCCCTTCATGCTTCAGGTTCAGCTATTGGCAATAGGGCAACCTGTGCCGATAGTCAAATTGTTACTGGAGGAACTGCAACTCTTAGTTTCTCAGATAATATGAATGGAGCAAGCGGGGGAGCAGTTGATGACGAGACTTAAATAAATTTAGACTTATGAGAGCGGGTAATTCAACCCGCTCTCAAAAGGTATCTATGAAAATAAAAGAATACCGTTTATATGGCGCTGTAAATGCTTCGGGGGATGGAACTTTCAAAAGCGAAACGTCGGTCTTTGGGATGCTCTATGCCGTCCAGTGGATTGACGGGACTTTAGCGGATAACAATACCGCCGTACTATCAAGTATCAATTCTGAGGGCGCTGAAACCCTGTTGACTTTGGGCGCGGGTGAAGGCGATGCGGACATTAAATATTATCCACGCGCTTTGGCTTGTGATAATGCCGCGACCGCCTTAACTGGCTTGGCTGGCGGAGATCGTGTTTGCCCGATTGTGTTTGGGAAACTGCAACTGGTAATAGCAGCTGGCGGAGTATCAACATCCGGCGGATGTATCTGCTACGTTTTGGAGTAAAGGAGTAATACATGGTTAAATTTTTAAGTGATGCGGCGATTGATGGTGGCTTGAACTATCTTGCCACTGCTACGGAAATAACGATATGTAACGCAGAACCAACCGACTATACCAAAGCTCACACAACCTATATGCTGGTTGCTCACGTTGTGGCTGGTGGCGACTTTGCGATTGCGAACGATTCGAATGGCAGGAAGGTAACTTCGGCTGAACATTTGGCAGTTGCAGTGACTAACCCGGGTACGGCTATATATGTAGCCCTGACCATTACCGGTACAACTACGTTGGTTGGTTACACAACCTGCACTTCCAAAATTTTAGGCGCTGGCGATTCGGTCAATATTCCCGCTTTCAAATTAAACGTTCAAGACCCAACCTAAATGACCCAATACGGCGTGCCTTCGGCTGATGCCTCTAATACAGGCTGGACTACTGCTGATTTATTCAGCAAGGTTGATGATATTCCGGTAGTTGATACGGATTATATTATCTCGACTGGCTCTGGTTCATCCTGTAAATTAGGGACGCTAAAAACAACTGCTGGTGGCGCTTTAGTAGACCCCGTGGCAAGCGGCAACCATGTTATTCATGTCAGGGCAAAACGGGTCAGCACTGCTGGAACATTAGTGGTAGCCCTTCTTGAAGGTGCAACGCAAAGATGTACTACTACTTTGACCCTTACGACCAGCCTTGCGGATTACACCTATACCTTGTCGGCTGGAGAGGCAAATGCCATTACTGATTACACTAATCTTTACATAACTTTAACTGGCGGTGTCAGCGGCACGAAATATGAGTATGTAACTGACATTTCGCTTTATATTCCCGAAACTGCCACTCTGGTCATTGCCGATTTGGCGCAAGCACAACCCCTGGACGTGATAAGCACCATGACCCAAATCCACGCTCTTGTGGTGCAGGACATGGCGCAGTCAAGCCCAATGGATGCCATTACCACAATGACCCAGCTTCACGCTCTTGCGGTGGCTGACTTTGTGCAGGCGCAAATCTTTGATGAACCAGTATTAACATATCTTGCACTACTGGAAATACAAGATATGGCGCAGGTTCAAGTTTTGGATGAACCAGTATTGACTTATCTAACAACTCTTGTAATTGACGATTTAACACAAGCACAAGTTCTTGATGAATTAATAATTGCGATCAGCATTACTTTGGTAATTGATGATTTGACACAGTTGCAGGCATTAGATGATGTGGGGATAACACAGATTCATGCTCTGTCAGTTCAGGATATAGCGCAAATTCAAGCGCTTGATGCACCTTCGCTCACGGGCATTATGGCGCTTGCCATAGATGATTTAACTCAGATTCAAACTATGGATGATGTGGCAATCACCAGACTTTTAACACTGGTCATTGAAGATTTACAGCAATCTCAGACGTTGGACGATATGTCGCTGACAGGTATTTTGGCTTTGACGATTGAGGACTTAGTACAGTCGCAAGCGTTAGACCATATTGTTTGGATAACGCCCTTAGACCTTATGGTACAGGATTTGACACAAGCCTCATTTATTGAGAATTTGACAATCACAACCGTTGAGGGAAATCTCTTTGATTTGGTTTTTGATGGAATAAATAACGGAATAAACGAATTGGGCTAATTAAGATGATATATAAATTCAAAGTGGTATATAAGAAACTTGGGATTGGCACTGCACCTTCATCCGCGCCGGTTTGTACGGTAGTGGATTCATCTGATAATGTGCTGATAAACGCACAAGCCGCAATTGCCTTAACAAATTTGACGGGGGTTTACCTTTATTCCTATACGGGCGCGGCGGGACTTGACCTTGTGGGTTTATTTCACACCACGGATGCCACAATGGACTACCAGGATTTATATTCTTATACCTCTGATTTGATCACCACAAATGTCGATGCAAAAATATCTACCCGAGCAACTCTTGGGGTGGGTGCGGTTGAATGGATTTATAACGTAAAAAATAATTTGGGTGCAAATTTAGCCGATGTAACGGTTTGGGTATCAGATGGGATTGGCGGAACGAATATTCTTGCCAGCGGCCTCACCGATGCTTATGGCAATATAACATTTTATTTGGATGCGGGTACGGTTTACGTCTGGTGTCATAAATCAGGTATTAATTTCTCCAATCCTGACACGGAGGTGGTGGCATGACGAGCGGATCGGGAATCGGAACAATAGCAAGTGGCATCACAAACGGATATGCAACACTGGCGGAAGTAAAGGCCTATGTCAATACGGATGCAATTGATGCGGGTGATGATGCCGTAATTGAGGACATGATCGAAATGGCCAGTCGATTAATTGACGCTGAAACCCACCGCACATTCTACGCGCGTTCCGAGACCCGCTATTTTGATTACACCTCCGAGCGCGGGTTAATGATGGATGATGACCTGTTGACCATTAGCGCTTCTGGATTGGTCAATGGGGATAGCGCGGTAATTACATCGGCTGACTATAAACTCTTTCCGCTCAATCGCGCACAAAAGAATGAGGTCAGACTAAAACAATCATCCTCAATATACTGGGACACGGACGGCTACAGTAATACTGAAGGTGTTATATCCGTGGCTGGCACGTGGGGCTATTCAGCAACCGCGCCGGATAACATCAAACACGCCTGCATTTCGATTGTCATATCTGCCTATCACCGGCGCTATGGCGAAGGCGTGGAAGGTGTTGCTACTATAACCGCTGCCGGGGTGGTTGTTACACCCAAAGATATACCGGCGGATGCCTGGGGAATTATCAAGAGTTACAGGAAACGATTATGACACTGGCAATTACAACGATAACTAATTCAATCGCGGCATTATCTGTATCTGGTCTGACCATTAAGGACATTGACGAAATCCCGCAGGGATTATCAGACCGGGATTGCCCGATATTGACACCCGATCCGGATAATTTCATCACTGGATTCAAGGCAGAGGCCAAAACATTAGATAAGACAAAGTGGACGGTCGTATATACACTGAGCTATTTATTGTTATATGCGGCGGTTGGCAGTGGACGCACAACGGTGATGGAAAAGTTTAGCGGCATGGTCAGTAAAGCATTCGCATTTATTGATGCGGTGGCGGCGGCATTGACCTTAACTGGATCAGTGGATTGGGAGCCTGGCGTTGTGGATAAATTTGACATTGTAATCATTAATGAAAATTCATTTCATTCTTGCCATGTGAGCATCGAGATAACAGAATTTATTAATTGAAAGAGGTCAGTACATGACAAATGAATTTTATATTGAAATTGATGATAAGCCATTTGAATTTACGGACTTATATCCAAAAGAAGATTGTATTGGTGGTTGTCGAATTGGAAATGTGTATGGATTAGATGAAAAAACATTGCCAAAAGATAGTATACGCAATTCTCGTGTAACTGGTAATTGCGTTGCTGTAATTAATGCCTACAACCGAAAATCAGATGGAAGTATAGATGGAATTCAAGGCATTTTTAAAAATGGGAAATGGGGTATCGCTCCAGATGGAAAACCGCTTTTTAGCGTTTGGGAAAGGATCACATAAATGACAACTGGAAGGACTTTGAAAAGATTTTCTCGTGTCTATGTCGATGGGTATGATATGAGCGGATATACCCGTGAGATTGGGCCGCTGGACTGGACTTATCCAGAAGTAGAACAAGTGGCATTGATGGATAGTGTAAAAGGCGCATTGACCGATACACCCGAAATATCCATTGGGACACTAAATGGGTTATTTGATAACACAGCCACAAGCGGTATTCATGCGGTACTGAGTGGCGCGGATGCTTCGAGGGATGTGCTTATCGCGCTTGGAATTCGAGCCGCACCCGCTCAAGGCGATCCGGCTTTTATGGGTATGTTCAATCAGGCTGGCTATGGCATCGCGCCTTCGGGTGGCGATATTGCACTAACTATCCCATTTGGGAAAATCAGTCCTGCAGAAGGATTGCTTTATGAGAAACCGTGGGGCGTGTTATTGCATGAGAACACAGAAGAAGATGATGCGAATTCAGCCGCTGGACTTGATGATGACAGGCGGGCGGCGCAAACAACTAAGGGCGGCTTCCTGATGTATCACATCCTGGCAGTTACAGGTACAGGAACGGTAACCATTTCGATTGATGATGCCTCAACCAATAGCGGCGGTTCATTCGGTGCATTATCCGGTGCAACAACCGCAGCGATAGCGCATACTGCCGTGCCATGTGCTGGCATTATCCAACTTGGGGTAACCGCTACGGTAAAACGTTATCTGCGTTGGCAAATGGCACTGTCAACTATAACCGCGTGTACTTTTGTACTCGGATTTGTTAGGGCATAAACGAAAGGAATAAAAAATGGGTGTTCAAACTGGTCGAACTGTAAGTAGATTTACAGAATTTTGGTTTTCAGACGGGACAATGCGCGAATTGCCCGTTGACACAATTAACGGGGTGGGTTTGACTTATGCGGAAGTCGAATTAACTGCCTTCATGGATGCGATTAAAGGCGCATTACTTGAAACGCCGGATTGTCAGATTGATATAACAGGTCCCTTTGATTCAACCGCAAATAGTGCACATGCCGTACTAAGTGCGGCATGCGGAGTGATGACCCCGCGCTCGCTGGATGTAAAAGTGGGCATTCGACAATCGTACTACGAGGGTGAACCACAATTTGGTATCACTGCATCGTCTACCAGCGGTTTTATTTGTTCGTCTTATATTGCGGATGTGGCTGCCGGTAAATACAGCGCGAAATTCCGCATGTATCCAGGTTCGTCTGCTCCCGCATGGGGAACAGGCAGTGAGGCCGCCTCGTGAGTAAATTAATTCATTCGCCAGTTGAGAAATTTCCGGGTGATGTAACCCTGTTTGATCCTGTACCTTATCCGACATTAATTGCATGGGAGAAGGCTATTGAGATTGAAGGCAGTGTTGAAGATTTAGAGAAACAACTGGCAATGTTCGGCGGTGTAAGAGCAATGGTTGAAAAATGGGATATTCCCGACTTTGATATTGAAAATCCAGTCTCTACCCCTCGAACATCCGTACTGAATTTATTAGCATGGCTTGTCACCGAAATTGGCAAAGTAATTAATGGAGAACCTGACCCAAACTGATAGCCGCCCGTGTTTTCGATTATTGCGAGAATGACGGGCGGAAGCCAATCGAATTACAAACTGGTCAGTATATTGACAGATTTGGAGTGCAGGCAGTATTTGGCAGGCCTTTATTCTTGCATGAGATGAAGGAAATAATTATAGCGGAAAATATCGAAGTGGCATACAAGACGCGGGCGGCGTCTGGTAATTGGGCTGAATGGTCGAAAAAAAATCCTGGAATGGCGGAGATATTGAGCAAGGCGGCACATGGCTAATATAGAAATCAAAATTAACACTATTGTTGACAAGGCCATAGCGGATATTAAAAAGGCCGCTGGCGCTGTTGACAATCTTGGTGACTCAGCAAAAAAATCCAGTCAGGGCGCTATTGATTTCTCCAGCGCGATGACTGGACTTAATCAGGCGCTGGAAGTTGCCGAAAAAGTCATGCGCGCGGTCAAAATGGTGCATGATGAAACTGTAGGCGTGTTTATCGAATATGCCGCGCAGGTCAGGGACATGTCGCGCGCGACGGGGGAGAGTGCCGAACAATCCAGCCGCATGATTCAAATGGCGGATGATGTCGGGATAGCGTATGACCAATTAAAGACCTCCCTACAAATGGCCGCGCGGCAAGGCATAGATGTTTCGGTCGAATCCCTGAAAGCATTATCTGAAGAATATCTAACCCTTGCTCCTGGTACAGAGCGGATGCAATTCCTGCTTGAAAGATTTGGTCGTTCCGGCGCTGATATGGGGCGTTTGATGGAGATGGGTGCGGCGGGGATTAATAAACTCAATGCTGGCATCGAAGGTGGACTTATTTTATCGGACGCCATTCTCAAACAAGCACGCGCAAATGAAATTCTTGTTGGTACTTATAAAGATTTAATTGAAGCAAGAAAAATAGCAGCAGGCGCGACTCTTTCAGAGGCTGAATCAACTGTAATGATGGAAGGCTTGATTCAGGCACAACTTGAGTTGATGCAAGCCGAACAAGAAGCTCTTGATGATTCTAACATGGGACACTGGGAAGCGGCAACATTTAAGGCCGCCCATCGTGCCGAAGCAGAGCAACTTGTCCAAACCATGATAAATGAGAAACAGGCAGCAGAAGAATCTGCCGGGGCTGTTGCCGGATTAGCCGCCGCAGAAGAGGCTGCCGCTGGTGCGTTGGACGAGGTCGCCACCGCTCAAAAAGGATTGGAGGCTGCACAAAAAGGTTGGCTTGCAACTACTGCTAATGAGGTAGCATCCGCACTGGGTACTCTTGGCGTTAAGGGACAGGCATACAAGGACGCACTGGTTGTAATTGATGAGGTTATGGGGACGCAGAAAGTAGCCGAGCAGGCACATAAAGACGCGATCAAAGAAATTACCGATCAGTATAAAAAGACCGGCGATATTGAGGGTTTCAGAACTGCATTGGCTGGATTAAAGGATACCGAACTTCCACAGACAACAGATGCGCTTGAAGCAGCCCGCAAAAAAGCAGCGGATTTAAACACACAATTGGAAAATTTGCGCGAACAGGCCGCAAAGCCGATTGTATTAAATGTCGTATGGAATGTTACCGGAAGTGCGCCCGCCGGAACAGGCGGCTCTACTCTTAATGAAATAAATCCAATGGGAAATCAGACGTAAATGAATCTGAAACTTTATACCTATAATACGCATGCCATAAATGATGTAACCAATTATGTTGGTTTTATTTCTGATGATATAAAACTTCAAGGGGATGCCCGCACCCTTTTAGTCAATCGCTCTGGCCGCCGTCCTGTTCATGCCGCAAAGGTTTTATCTGGTTATGAAATGAAAATAACCATCCAGATGAAGGGGACGGTATCTTCACAGATTGACACGCTAAAGACCTGGTTTGATGTAGAGGATGAAACCCCGCGCAAATTAATTTGCAAAGATACGGCTAACTCTGACAAGCAATGGTATGTCATGGCAACCACCGCTGATATGCCAAGATTCAAATCGAAAGATTCCATCGAAATCATTCTGTCAGTTGCCGATCCCGTCTGGCAATCCGAATCAGAAAATACTGATGCATGGACTATCACGGCTTCCGGTCAGACCAATCTCGTAGTAGTGGATGGTAATGTCTTCGCGCGCCCGCGTTTTGTGATCACTCCAACGGCGGCGGCTGGTTCACGTTATGCTTACCGGCAATTATGGACGTGGCGTAATCCAAACTCTGTTGCCATGCTCAATGAGGGGCTGAATATCGTTAATACCGTTTGGAATACCGCCGCGCTTGTGGCACTGGCCGCTATTCATGTAACGATCAATGATGGGGATGGGATTACCGCCGGAGATGCCACCATTACTTATGATGGTGAGGTGGGTACATTTCCAACTTCCGGCATGGCCTATATGGGTACAGAACAATTTAGTTATACCGGAAAATCATCCACTGAATTAACCGGATGCACAAGAGGTATCAATGGCACAACCGGCGCTACCCATGCTAATGACGTTGTTATTTATTCCAGCAAAATACAGGCGGACGGGGATGATATACGCGTTTTCATTGATGGGGTAGAAACTAATCGTTGGTTGCAGGACATGAATACTGCCAATACAAAAATATGGGTTGTGCTTGATATACAGGCTGGTATCAGCCTAACACTTAACACAGCATTAATTGATACCGGTGCGGTTGGCACAATCACAATTAAAAATACAAAATCAAACGAAACGGCAATAAAAAAATTACCTCCCTCCGGCGTGGTGGCAATTGAAAATGAATTATTTACCTATGCCGGGGTGAATATTAAGGATTTCAAACTGACCAACTGCACGCGTGCGGTTAAGGGAACTTCCGCAGCTGCACATGCTACGTTGACCGCAATTTACTGGATCGAACACGAGATTTGGGTCTATTACAGTAATCAAACAGCCGAAACGCCGGTTACAGATGATACGCATAAACCGATTTTTGACCTGACCAGTACCAATATAAGTCATGTTTACACTTCGTTTTGGGATACGACTGGATTACGCGCCGGGTCCTGGATGCCATCCCTGATTAAAACAGCCAATACCAAAGACCCCGATAATAAATCTGATTTCTACACTGGAAATAATTTAGCAATAGCCGACCCCGCTACTGAAATGGGCGCGGTTATATATGCATGGTTATCTGGTGCTACATGGAAACCCGAAAATGCCACTATTGAATGGAATTTATACAGTCCGGCCACATTTACGGAAATAACCGCCACTGGTGAAAAATACCGCGCTACTGCAAACTGGCCTGCGGCTGCCCGATTCCTTCGATCTATTAACGGCTTGACCTGGACGACCGTCTGGACTGAAGCCACACCTGCGTCCGCTGCAACCTGGACTGCATTAACTGCTCATTCGGCAGTCAGTCTTTCAACTAATTGCCCGTACGTAAAAATGTCTTTTAGTGGTGCAATAGGAGCAACAGCTGATAACTACGCCGCGATGGAATTTGAGGCGGTTACTCTGACGTTAGCCACCGCCAAAGTCCCCCAGTGTATTTTTACACCCGCCGAGGAAGCCTGTTATTTCATCGATGCAGTGATAACCAATAACACAAGCGGGGAATGGATACGGGTTGTAACCTCTATGATATTAAATACCGCCTTGACCATCGACTGCGAAAATAAAAAAGTTTATACCGCCGATAATACGCCCGTGGGAAAAATCGAATGGTCAAGCAACCGCAAGGACTGGCTTAATTTGTCGCCCTTAAATAATACCCTGCAATTTGACGACACTGGTTCGGTCGGATTGACCTGTCCGACTTATTGGCGTGACAGGAATAACTAATGGCATCACGCATCAGTTTATTTAATCATTTTGGTCAATGGTTGACGGAAATAAATGCGACATTCAACCGCAGTTATAAACTCAATGAATTTGGCGTTGGCACTTTTACCATGTCCACACAGGATCCAAAATGCAGGGAAGATTATCTCCAGTTCGGCAATTTCGTTTTGGTTGAACATGATAAATTACCAGCATGGGGCGGGATGATTGACACTCCCAGACAATGGGGGATTGGTTCGGTTACCTCAACTGCTTATAGTGGTGAATATATCCTGACAACCATGATAACCGATAGAACCAGCACGAATAAAGGCGCATGGGGCGTGATTTATCAAAACTTGGTTGAGGAAACATTTAATAATGATATTGGCGGGATAATAAAAATTGGTTCGATATTTGGCGGTGGAAAATCAATTCAACATATTTATCACTTTGCAAACATTTATGAGGAGATAGTCAAACTCTCAAAAGATAGTGGTAATGATTGGGAATTTGTACCCTCCATAGATGAAAATGGCAGACTTTATTTCACGGCCAACTGGTATGAGAAACGGGGAATGCTCAAACAATATACGCTTTATGAGGATTTTAATATAAAACTGTCCAGCCGATTATTGCAAGAGCAGGGGCGCATTGCAAATCAATTGAGAATCTATGGGGAGGGTGCAAATTGGCAAACCCGATCAGTCGCCAAACGACATGACAAAGAAAGTATTGGAAAATATGGAGCGCGCTTTTTGGCACAAGCCAAAGAAGGGGATGACCTTAATGCCAATGCTGACCAGTTAATTAAAGACCTTGCCTACCCACGCAAAACCTATGATATAGCCGCGATTGATATTGATGACACTTTTTATCAGTGCAGAATTGGGGATAAATTATCAATCTCCTGCCATAGTGTCGGATTCAGCGGATCTGGTTTTGGTTCAACCGCAACCGTAAGAATATTACAAATGGCTTATGACGAAGAAAATAACGGCTTGAAATTGGTAGCCGACGAGGTTAGATAATGTCGAATAATTTGGTAGAAGGAAACTATGAGCAAATTATTCTCAGCCTTCTGGCACGTGTAAAGCATCTGGAAGAGGCTGAAGTACACGGTTCTGAAGCCGCCGATTCATTTGACAGTCTGGGTGATATGCGGGCGGGTAGATTTCTGGCACTATCTTCCGGTCAAGAACCGGATGACAGCGATGCTTGCGGCGTTGTCATGGATGCTGACGGACATGTATTCGGCGATGATTCCTACAATCATTATGGGGTTAATCTCGGTATATTTCAATTTGGATTCAGTGCAACGACGGGTAAGGGCGTTCTGTGCAATGGAAATATTACCTTAGACGTTGACGGCATTACTGGCACTGATCTGCTGAAATGGATGATAAAACAAACTGCTACCAATGCGAGTAATGAACGTACTGGCAAACTGAGCATGGCACTGGCGGATGGCGGCTCAATCCCTCAATTGGAATTGTCGCTGGAATCTCCTACGGGCGATGCGGTAACTATTGTTAACGGCGACTTTGCTACGGGCGATTTCACGGGCTGGACTAAGACCACCGAGACCAATGGAGCGTGGGCGGCGGCGTTATTTTATGGGGAGTTTTCAGCATTTAATATCACGGGCTCCCCATTTAATTGCGTTGGGATTTTAACGGGCGATAGGATAACTGACATCACGGCAGGTCTGAATTATCTATTCGGGTTCAGAGTTAAATGCTATAAAACCCCCATCCCCGTTTCCCCCGCAGCATGGGCAACCGTCAAAATTGAACTCAAATGGTATGACCACGCCTCAGCAGGCAACTTACTCCGAACAGACATTGTCTATACTGGACAACCTGTATCTTGGACAACACAATCATTGGCAGTTATAGCTCCTACTGGCGCATTATCCTATACCATAGTTGCCACTTTGCCGAGTACTGCTCTCGCAAATAATTATGGTGGTTATTTCTCCATTGACGATTTCACCATGTCCGAAATCACAGTCAATCAGAAGATATGGCTGGAAGACGCGGGAGTCGGACTAAAGAACTCAATCGGAGAGGATGGACTTCTGGATTGGGGAACATATACACCGACACTTACAAACGGTACTAATGTAGCTGACAGTACGGCTTTTCTATGTCACTGGTTTCGAGTTGGCAATACGGTTACTGTAAGTGGGGCTGTAAACATTAATACCACCTCAACAGGAGCTTCAGTTATAAGCATGACAATACCAGTCGCTTCAGTATTTACGAATTCATACCAGGGGGGCGGAGCAGGAACAACACAAACTAAGGATTGCGGGAGGTTCGTGACCAACTCGGTTACTCACGGGATGACAATGAACTGGACGGCGATTGAGACAGCTAATAACTCCTGGTCTTTTATATTCTCATATCAGATTGTGTAATGACTGGCAGAAAAATGACTAACTTGTTAATCTGTAATAGAGGTGAATAAAATAAAAAAGTATATTTTGATTGGACTGGCGGTTTT